TTACCTTTTTAAGATATGAAAAAATTTTTCATGATGCTAATGGCAGCAGCATTGACTACACCTGCTCTTGCCGATGAATCAAAAGTCAAAAGCTGGAATTCCTACGACTCTATGGGTTGTATGATGCTTCGTGAATGCACCAAAGATGTAAGACAAGCAAAAACTTGGATGAGTTTTGGTGAGCAACATGAAGTACATAAAGATGAGATCACTGATATTCTCACTAGTCTTAATCAAATCGGAGTAAATGTTTATATTGGTGACAACAAATATTTTTATTCCTTGACACGCGGACTTTATTATGTAAAGGGAAATGATATGTTCTTTAACGAGAAATATATTTCTTCTCCTAGAATGCTTATAAAAGTTCTTCGTCATGAGGGTTGGCATACCGCTCAAGACTGCATGGCAGGAACTCTTGATAATACCTTTACTGCTATAATCCTTAATCCCAATAAAATTCCTGATTGGATTAAAGATGGTGCAAAAAGAACATATCCACCCTCAGCATCTCCATATGAATCGGAAGCAATGTTTGCAGCATTTTCTGATACCATGACTAGAGATGCCCTTAAAGTTTGTGCAGGCCCTAAAAAAATGTGGGAAGTTTATAAACCAACACCTCTTACCAAAAAATGGTTGATGGAACAGGGTTTTATCTCTAAATAAAGATGCCTTACTTCTATACTAATGCTCGGTAAATCCAAAGCAGAGGTAGAAGAGAAGCAAGATGATGAAGACAAAAGTGAAGTTCTTGGTAATTTGGTGAAAGTTGTAGTCCTTATTTGGAGTGCATCCCTTCTCACATTCTCCTATGTTAGACTTCCAAACGGACAAAAGATTTTAGATTTTGATCCCACATTCATAGCCTCAGTGTTCTCTGGATCATTGGCTGCTTTTGGACTTAGTCCTGCCAAAGCAGGTAATGGTAATGGACATTCTAAAAAGAAAGAAGAACCACCAGTTCAGTCAGCAATAGAACCTAAAAAGTAATTGTATCTAGAACCACATCTTCAAAAGAAGAGTGACGAATGTGCCGCCATTTGGAATGAATGGTGGCATTTTCAGTATGAAATAAAAGATAAAGAAAAAGCAAAAGAATTAAGAAAAAAATGGAGTAATTGTGTTGATGAGCATAGTAAAATGATAAGTCAGGAAGTCAAAACAAACCCTCGTTACAAGGGATTGAATCTGAAATAGATAGTGTAGTTATAAAAATGTTTATGAAGTTTTTATTCGGACTTCTTGCTACATTATTTCTTGCTGCACCTGCCTGGGCTGTAGATGTGCAGATGGGTTCTAATGGCAACTTAGTATTTGATCCTTCTGAAGTTACAATCAGTGCGGGTGAGACGGTTCATTTTGAAAATAATATGCTACCTCCGCATAATATAATTGTTGAAGATCGCCCTGATCTCTCTAGGGAATCGCTCATGTTTAATCCGGGAGAATCTCAAGACATTGTATTTTCAGATAAAGGTGACTATACTTACTGGTGTGGCCCACATAAAGGAGCAGGAATGATCGGTACAGTACACGTAGAATGAACAAGGACGAAAAACGAGAGTTTTACAAATCTCTCAGAGAAAGGATTCAACAATTGAGAATGAGTCATTTATTTGAGGAACCATGCCCACTCTACGAACCAGAGTGGGATGATTTGTCTGACTGCCGTATGACTTATGATTATGACGATGATGAGGATGGGGAACCTAAAATTTATGTTTAACTACTATGAAAACTATTAACACTTGGGTTTTAAATTTCACTGTAGCAATTATTGATTTTCTTTATAAAGGAAGGGATTTTCCACGTTTTTGGGTGCTTGAGGAGATTGCTCGGGCACCATACTTTGCATTCTTAAGTGTTTTACATTTAAGAGAATCGCTAGGATTACGTGGACAATGGCACATATATCTAATGGAGGAACATTTTGCTCAAACTCTTAACGAAACAGAACATCTTGAATATATGGAGAGCAGGGGCGGTAGTGCTTATTGGGTGGATCGCTTTGTCGCCAGACACCTTGTCCTTATCTACTATTGGATCAACGTGGTTTATTATTGGTTGGCTCCTCGCTCTGCTTACCACCTCTCCTATGAGATAGAGATGCACGCTGCTGAAACGTATGCTGAATATCTAACTCGCTTTCCAGATGATAAGAAAATTTGTGAGATCATGAATGATGAAATTCAACACTTTCAAGAACTAGCGGAAGCAATTAGAATGATTGATCCTGATCATCTAACTGTAAGAGAAAAAGATCGTGAACCATTTCCACCAGATTTAAGTGATTTGAGTTCAGTAACATTAGTATCAACAGAAGAACAAAAATGAAAGTAGGAATTATTGGACTAGGACGAATGGGCGAGGGTATGTCTCGTCGCATGATGAAAGACGGTATCGAAGTATGGGGATATCGTAGAAATTATGAGAAGGCACAGGAGCTTTGTGAGAATGGTGGCGTTGATGAAGTAACGGTTGACATTGCTTCTCTTTGTACTGCTGTAAAGGATAAAGGGCCGGGCATCTTTATGATGGTTGTACCAGCAGAAACAGTGGAGGACACCTTAAATGAGTTACTACAGTTTTGTGGTGAGGGAGATATTATTATTGATCACGGCAATAGTAATTTTAAGGATAGTAGGAGGAGGGCAGAGCGTCTTTCTAAGTTGGGCATCCAATATATTGACTGTGGCACTAGCGGCGGTGTTTACGGTTTGGAGCGTGGATACTGTCTTATGGTTGGTGGTTCAGATACTGCAGTATCCGTCTGCGCTCCTATCTTTAGGGCACTTGCACCAGGCATCGCATCATCTCCCAGAACTGATCCTATGAGTAGAGCAACGAGTGCTGAGTATGGTTGGTTGCATTGCGGGCCTCCAGGTGCAGGACACTTTGTAAAAATGGTTCATAATGGAGTTGAGTATGGAATCATGCAAGCCTACGCCGAAGGATTTAATATCCTGCATGAAGCTAATGCTGGGGCAAAATATGTTAAGGAAGGGGATGCCGAGGTTGCTCCGATGGAGAATCCAGAAGATTATCAGTATGATATCGACTGCGCTGAGGTGGCTGAGTTATGGCGTCGTGGTAGCGTGGTTGGCAGTTGGTTGCTTGATCTTACCGCTGATGTATTACGCGGCGATAGAGAGCTTAGCAAGTTCGGTGGGGGAGTTAGCGATAGTGGTGAGGGGCGTTGGACTGTCCACGCTGCTGTGGATCTTGGTGTTCCCGCACCTGTTATATCTACCGCACTATTTGAACGATTCGGATCAAGAAAGTTAGGAGCATTTGCCAATAAAGTTCTTAATGGAATGCGGTTCATGTTTGGAGGACATCATGTTAGGTAATTTTCTCATGTGGATTTCAATACCTTTTGTATTGACTACTGTATATTTTGGAATGAGAAAAGGTGAAAATAACTATTATGAAACAGAAAAATACAATGGAAATGGAACCGCTCACTAGAGGTATAGTATTATTTGGTGCTACTGGTGATCTGTGCAAAAGAAAACTTATTCCAGCACTCCATAAACTTTGGGAGAAAGATCTTCTTCCAAAGGGATTTATAATTACTGGTGCTGCTAGAAGAGATATTGGAGTTGATGCTTGGAAAAAATCTCTTGGGGAATATCCAGAGGAATTTCTACATCAATTAGATTATGTCTCATGTGACTTATCCAGTCAGGAAAGTTTAAATAAACTTCCAGAAACTGATGACACAACTTATTTCTTATCTGTCCCACCTGAAAGATATGAGTGGGCAATCATCAACCTCAAGCAAGGAGGACTTTTAGATGATCCGGAAACATCCCGTGTTGTTATTGAAAAACCCTTTGGGTACGATCTTAAATCTGCTGATCATTTACAGTCAGTGGTGGAGCGACATCTACGCGAGAAACAGGTATATCGCATTGATCATTATCTCGGTAAAGATACTGTTAATAATATCCTTGCCACCCGTTTTGGTAATGTTCTTCTTGAACCACTTTGGAACAGGGAGTACATAGAGGAGATTCAAATTTTTGCAACTGAAACTATTGGTTGTGAAGGAAGATCTCAATATTACGATGGTGCAGGTGTTGTAAGAGACATGCTGCAGAACCATATGCTTCAAATCATTGCACTAATTGCAATGGAAGCACCTTGTAGAATGGACGCAAAAGAAATTAGAAGAGAAAAAGTCAAAGTTTTATCTGCTACTCATCTAGGGGAGGACATGATCCTTGGACAATATGAAACTTATCGCGATGAAGAGGGCGTTGATCCTGACAGTCACACTCCTACCTACGTTGCTGGTTCTTTATTCATCGATAACTGGCGTTGGAAGGGAGTTCCTTTTCGTTTTATGACAGGCAAAAAAATGCCTTATCAATGTGTGGAGGTTATTGTAAAACTTAAAGCACCACCTTTAGGTTTATTTGAAGGGGAGACTCCCGGTAGAATTGTCATGCGTTTACAACCTCATGCTCACCTAGATATTCAAATTGATGTTAAATCTCCAGGATTAGGAGATAGTGTAGAGTTAGCAACTCTTACTCATCGCTATCCTGATTGGTTGGGAGTTGATGGTTATGAAAAACTTCTTTATGATGCTATAGAAGGTGATCAATCACACTTTGTTCATTCCGAAGAAGTGATAGAATCATGGAGGATTGTTGATGATCTCCTTTGTACTGGCGACTCCTGTCCAATTAGAACCACTCCGTATATACATGAAGTGGGATCATGGGGCCCTCGTAATGAAACAGATTCAATTACCAATTGGGACTATCCAGAATGAGTGCAGCAATAGTAGTAATTTTATTCTCAATCTTACTTACAGTTGCCATGGAACTTACATGGCCCGTTAAAAAAAGAAAACGTGAATGATTTTAATACTGAAATCTTAGAATGGATAGGTGTAGTCCTTGCATTTTTGTTTGGACTTACTATGATTTGTCAAGGACACTTCATTTACCATCAAAAACATGGATACTCCAGAAAAGAAACCGAAGATCCCGAAGCAAGGGACAGAGTTAGAAGACAAATCGAAAAAGCGATCAGAGGAAATCGCGAAGATGATTCATCCTCATGATGATGAACCTGATCCTTCAGCAAATGATTGCAATTACAACTTTCCTCAAATGTTGTTTGCATTCTGCTTAGGATTTGTATCTATGTTTGTCCTCGCCGTGGATGAGATCCAAGACTTCAAGGGATGTCCTTTACCAGAATACTTCCAAAATGAGGTGAAAGGATGATACATTCTGCAGGACGCTTTGCCGCTTGGGTGTTAAATAACTCATACACTGTTGGCATCTTATCATGGTGCCTTGTGTTTGTTCCTATCATTGGAATGTGGGCAGTGCATAAGTACGGATGGGAACATTGGGAACCATTCACAAAGAAACATAAATGAACTTAGTATTACTTGCCTGTTTTATACCACTAGTAATTGTCTTTCTTGTTATGAAACTGGCGGTATGGTTATCCGGAATTTATACCGAGGAAAAGTATGTCGAATCAGAATCCAGACGAGAACACGGCCCTTATTTGGAAAAAGCATATGAAGATGTTGACAGAGAGGCAGAAGAGTATTAAAATTTCTGCTATTATTGATGAAGCATTATATCAATATTATGTCGTAGAAAATGATCTTCCCGTTCCAAACTGGAGATACATAAAAGATCAAGATTGGTGGTTGGAATATCTTGATAGTATGGGAATTGATAGAAGAAATCCATGAATTTAGTATTACGTCCACTTGAAAATCCTAATGATCCTGTTTGGAGTGTGATTATCTCGATTATCATACTTTTAGCAGGAGTTTTTTATGTGATCATCTATATACTAGGAATTGATGAAAGTGAATCCCATGGGAGCGATGATACCCCCGAGTCGGAAGAGTTGTTACAACTTCCGAGTGATAGAGATCAACAGAGTAGTGGACGGGGACACGATTGATGTGACGATCGATCTGGGGTTCGATCTTTACAAGAAGGAGAGAGTGAGAATAGCGGGAGTAGACACGCCGGAGAAAAGAACCAGGGATCTTGATGAGAAAGAACTGGGAATTGATGCAACCAACTGGATGAAGGAGAAACTAGATGGTGCTATTTCTGGAGACGACGATCTCATCATTAGAACTGAATTGGTTGGTGGTATGGGTAAGTATGGTAGGCTTCTTGGTTGGTTATATATTGGAGATGGAGAAACATCGTTGAATGAACAGATGATTGA